ACCGACACCGCCCAGACCGCCAGCACAATCGAACTGCGAGCGCTCGCCGGTGGCAGGGCGGATGACGGCATCGTGGCGTTGGCGGCCGGGTTGAGGGCCAATTGCACTGCTTGTTTGGTGTTGGTCGACGGTCTGATGCAGGAGGGGGTGCGTTGTGAGTGAGTTTGCTGATTCGAAGCGTGCCGCTTTGGAGCGGCAGGGTTGGCATTGCCTGCGTTGCGGGACGAACATCCATGACCCGTCACGCTGGCCAGGACGCAGTGGCCATCACCGTCAACTGCGGCGGGCGGCGGATCCGGATGTGAGGCACAGTCCGGCCAACATCGTCGAGCTGTGCGGTTCGGGCACGACCGGCTGCCATGGGTGGGTCCACCAGCATGTGGCTGAGGCCGAACGGCTTGGACTGATCGTCCCGCTCGGCATAGATCCTCTCTCCACCCCAGTGCGCGACTGGCAGGGGAGATGGCTCTGGCTCAACCAGGACGGCACGGCCACGCCATTGACCATGCGCGAAACATTGACAATTCAAACGGAAGGAATGACAAATGCACGAGAATAACGGCAAACCGGAGGCGCTGCTGTGGATCGACTTTGAGACCACAGGCGTGGACAGGCGCAAAAGCCTGCCATTGGAGATCGGTATGGAATGTACCGACATGCTGGGCGAACAAAAGTTCGGATCATTGTCCCGCATCATCCGCCCGGACAGACTCGACCTCCTGTCCATGAGCCCCGTCGCCTTCTCCATGCACACCGACAACGGCCTGCTGTTCGAACTCATGGGAGGCTCCGTGCGCAATGACAGCATGGTCGTCGTGGCCAACGCCGTGGAGGAATTCCTTGACTCGCTCTCCCAGCGCTTCTCCCTCGTCCCCGCGGGGACCAACGTGGACTTCGACCTTGACTTCCTCCGCCGACTCAACCTCAACCCTGACGCGTGGCTCACCTACCGCAAATACGACATGGCCACCATCCGCCGACTCGTCACCGTGCTCGGCGCCCCGGATCCATACCAGGGCGACAGCGGCCCGCACCGGGTGAAATCCTGCATCGCACGCGACATCAAAGACTACAAGGCCATGCTCGAGACACTCGCCGTCAAGACGGGAGACCACAAGTGAGAAAGACCATCAGCCACCTCGCCGACCGGCTCGGAGACGCCATGGCCACGCTGTTCACCCTCCTCGCGCTGCTGCTCATCCCGCACGCCGTCATCAGGGCGATCATCGGACAGGCGCTCCACCAGTGGACACCAATCACGTGGCTCGCCATCCACACCGCACTGACCATCGCGGCGCTCGCCACCAGCCTCGCCAGCTACGCGATCGCCGCACTGCTCGCACCGCCAAGACCGGAGACCTACCAATGACCGAAGACCAGCAAGACCAGCTCGTCATCAGCCTCGACACGCAATACGCCGTCGCGCACGCCATCTACGGAAAGGAATGAAATGCACACCGTCAGAATCGCCACCAACCCACGCAAATGGCGCAGACCCGCACCCTGCCCGGCATGCCGCCAGTCACAGCCGCTCATCCTGGCCCTCGCCGCCATCTACAAACTCCGCACACGCAAACCGGTCAACACCATCTACGGCTGCATCTGCCCCAACTGCCGGCACAAATGCATCCTCCACGTCGACGGCAGAAGCCTCAACAAAGCCATCCGCCTCTGGAACCACCACGCCAGCCACCATCAAAGGAACGAACAATGAGAAACACCATCTGCGCCGCCCTCACCACCATCACCCTCGCCCTCTGCACCGCGCTCGCCGGATGCGCCGGCATGGCCAAAGCATCCACGCCGGCGCATGCGGTCAAACCCATCGACTCGCAATGCACCGACGGAGGCACCACCCACGGCTTCTACGAATGCGTCATCACATTGCAGGACACGCGAAAAGTGGACTGTGTCGTCTACGCATGGGAGAAGCAAGGCGGCATGTCCTGCGACTGGGATCACGTGAGCGGCGCGGACAAGGAACCACAGTGAAAATCTGGTCGCAATGCGACGCCGTATGCATCGCTCCGGAAGACGACGAGGAACGGCAGGCGTGCGAAATCGCCGTCAACGCCCTGCTCAGATGGTCGGCGGAACACGACAAGGAAAAGGAACAGCAATGAGAAACAGCGACGCAGACATCGCCATCAATACACTCAACAAACTCATCGCCCAGGAATACGAGGCGGCGAGCGCGGGGATGCGTTATGGCAATCGATCTCTTGAGGAAAGCGCGTCGATTCGATACCACGCCTATCTCAATGCCAGGGACAAGATTCGGGAGGCGCTCGCCGATGCCATGGATGAGCGGGACGCGCTGAACCCGTTTCTGCCTCAGCGTGATGAGTTGGTCACGCAGGATATGCATACGTGCGATTTGTGTGGCAGGAGGGTGTCCAGTCCGGTCTATGCCGTGCATCTTGCCTATATGGATCAGGCGAAGACCGCTTCGGAGGTGTGTGCCGGCTGCATGTGGCGGATGAAGTTCCAGCCGGTGAGGGCCATTTCGTTGGACATGTACCGGCTGTTCGAAAGGTGGCTGGACGAGCAGAAGGAGACGGAGCAGTGAGTTGGAAATTTAAGGTAGTGCCGCTCACATACACGACCGACAGGGACGCATGGACGCTCACGCTGAACAACGCCGGAACGCTCGAAAGCCTGCTTTCCGAGGGGTGGAGTGTGGTGCGGACCGACGTGCTGCCTGGACTCAATGGGAAAGGCGAGTACAAGGTGCCGCCGAACACATGCTTCGAACCGTCACTGCCGCCGACGCTCGTCTACATCCTCGGTAAGGAGGCGGAATGATGCACGGCATCGGTCCGGCGCAATACGAGGTCAGCCTGCGCAGGATAGAGCATTGCGTCATCTGCGGCAGGTGGTGGAAGCTGTACGCCGCGTCCTCGCATCTGACCATCTGGACCGAACTGCCCGAATGGGTGGTGTGGCTGCTGCGACACAAGACCTGGAAGACCATGCACAATCAACAGAGAAAGGAATCGAAATGAGCGAGGAAACACTGGAACCGCCGCTCCCGCCGATCGACGCGCGCACCGAAGCCGTAGCCGAACGTCTGTTCGGACTCAAATGGGCACTCCGCAAGGACTCCACCGAAATCATCCACGAGGAATGGCAGACCGCATCCGAATGGATCCGCGACGGATACGTTCGCCAAGCCATCGAAGTGCTCGCCGCCGCCGACCAAGCGCAACCCGCGAGCGCCGACGGATCCGATTATGAGGAGCGGATGCGCGTCGAATACCGTGAGTTGACCGCTCGTGCTGGCAGGCTCAGGGACATGCTGCAGCGGTATGCGGATGGCACGCTCGACTTCGAGCCCACCTGCCCGATCACTCTGTTGAGTAGGCAGCTTGACGTCATGGACGAATACGCCGGTCTGCTCCGCCATAGAGCCAAGATCGAACACGTCGACCTTGAAGAACAGGACTCCGCCACCGAATAAACAAAGAACCCGACCTTCCGGCCGGGCTCTGGCATTACCACAAACCAGACTATCACGCCGGAGGGAATCGAACAAATGTACGAACCAACCAACGAATCCCAGCCAAACAACACCAACACCACAACAAACACCAGCCAAACAACACCAGCGCTCGCCGGTGTGTGCCTCGTCTGCGGCGGAGGATGCGCTGTCGGCGACACCATGTGCGCGAGATGCGGTGGGCTGATGCGCGGCTGGCTGCGGGAATATCCAGCATGGTTGGATTCGCTGCATGAGTTCCTGGACTCGACCGCGCACTACGGAGGCCGCCAGCCTGGACGCGTCAACCTTCCGGCCGCGCCGACGCCAATCCGATTGCCGGTGCTCGACCACATGCAGGAGGTCGGGGACATGGCGGTCGCATTGTGGCGCAGACTGTACGCGCCATCGGCTATGCCATGGGCGAACGGCCGGATCCACCCGTCCCTGCTGGAATGTTTGAGCGTCTGCGCCGCATGTCCACGGTTGAACCGGCTTCCGGACATCGACATCATCTGGCACGACTGGCAATCATTGGCGCGCAAGACCTTGTCCATCATCGACGTGCCGCCTTCCAAGCACGGCATCGGCAGATGCCCGAACCCATTGTGCGGTGTCGAACTGTCGGCGCCCATCGACGCGGTCGAGGTCACCTGCCCCGTATGCGGCGGCACTTACCGTGTGGTGGACGTGCGGCTCGGCTTCCTGAAGGAGTGCATCGCATCCGGCAAAGCGTTCACGGCAGGGGAATGCGCCGAACTCCTGCGCGAATGCGGGTTCCAATGCGGCGTGAACACGATCTACTCGTGGCGCAGTCGCGGCAGGATTCAACCGGCCGGCAGGAACGGGAAGGGACAGCCGCTCTACCGTCTCGCCGACGTGCACAGGCAGCTTTCCCGACGCGACTCGATTTGACGTTTCTCGAAGTGCAAGGCATAATTGTCAGTGGATTAGAGGGTTCAAACCGAAGACATGCGGTTTGAACCCTTTTCATATCCACCTTGGATTCTCCTAACTCCTTGGGTTGCGTAACACCGTCCTGTCCGAACGGCATATCGGACACGCTCCGCCCACTCCACGTCAGAGTGGGCATACACCAACAGCGGCAGGCAAGCCAATCCCGCGCTTACGTGATGATGGGGGATTGATGTACAAGGTATGCTCCACCTCCGGTTGCCCACACCTGGTCTCCTCCGGCTCACTGTGCCACGAATGTAGGAAAGCCAAAGACAAGCGCCGGACACGAGGCCGCAATCCATACACGTCGAAAGCGCATCGCCTCGCACGCGCCCGCGTGCTGGCAAGGGACCCGCGGTGCGTCTGTCCCGGCGACGGGCCGGACGGATGCGGAAGGCACCATGGCCTATGCGGTGCCCCCAGCACCATAGCCGACCATTGGCCGATCGAACGCATCGAGCTCGTCGAAGCAGGCTTGGACCCCAACGACCCGCAACGCATGCGCGGCCTGTGCAAGCGCTGCCACGACAGCAAGACCGCAAGGACGAAACCTTCAGGCTTCAACAACAGACAAAACCTCAGCTGACACACACAGGCTTCGGCACCAAAACAAAACATTTCATCGAAGCCAAGCCGACGACGCCAGCCGCTCACGTCGAACGACACGAAAGACGAAAACGACCAAGTCTTCTCGATTCGATTCGCGACTCATCGCAGCAACAAGCGAGTCAAACAAAAACCGTTGCAAAACAAACGGAAGCAAACCGTCAAAACACCCACGGGGATACCCCCTAACAGTTTGGGTAGCGGAACCGCCGGAGAGCTGTCTCCGAGGTGCGGAGGGTTCAAAAGTTTCAGAGGGGGGCGGGCGAAAGGCCCGGCCGCCGACAGCGAAGGAACGGCGCGAGGCCGTCCGACGATGGAGGAGCCATGCCAAGAGGAGGAAAACGCGTCAGATCCGGTCCGATGCCGGATCCGTCGAGCGGTGCGAGCGAACGCAGGGGATACACGCTGCGCAGTCTGCCGAACACGGAATACAAGGGCCGGCCGCCGAAGTTTCCGCTGCCGCCTTACGTGATCCGCTATTTCGACAAGGACTCGCAGGAATGGATCGAGGACAGGGCCGGTTCGGAATCGTGGAATGACCGGGAGGCCGAACTGTGGAGGCAGTTGTGGCGTCTGCCGCAGGCGCGCGCGTGGAAACAGCCGCAGCTGAAGTATCTGCATTACCAGATCGCCTCGTATGTCCGCGAATGCGTGGTGTGCGAGAGCCCGTCGGCCAAGGCGGCTGACGTGGCTGTGAAGATCAGGCTCGAGGACCGGATAGGCCTGTCCGAGGCTGGATTGCAGGCGCTCGGCTGGAAGATCTCCGAGGACAACGTCGACATGGCCGCCCACGAGGTGCCCGCCTCGGACGCGGAGGCGTCCGAGAGCGGTATGGACACCAAGATCGTGCAGTTCCCGCGCCGTTTGAGGGCGTGACATGGCCGACGATTGGATCATCGACTTCCCGACGCTCGCAGACCTGCAGGATGCGTGGGTTCGGCGTCACGTGCGCCAGCCGGACGGTATTCTCCGCGGCAAGCCCTTCTGCTGGTCAGATTGGCAGTTCTGGTACGCCGCACACCGCTGGAGGGTGCGCGAGGACGCGGAATTCATCCCGCCCGAAGAGGTCACGGTGGACAATCCACTGGTTCTCAACCAAGCCTTTCAATATCGTCTGACCGGCTGCATTGGCCCGCAGAAGACAGGCAAGGGGCCGACCGAGGCCTCATGCGCCATCCTCGAAGCCTGCGGTCCGGTCGTGTTCGCCGGTTGGGCGAAGCCCGGCGACGTGTACCGCTGCTCCGACAACGGCTGCCCTTGCGGATGGGTCTACCATTACAATCCGGGCGAGCCGAAGGGCATGCGCCATCCGTCACCACTCATCCAGCTGACCGCGAACTCCGAGGACCAGGTGCGCAACGCCTACCGGCCATTGGTCGCCATGATCCGGCTTGGACCATTGAAGCAGCTGCTCAAGGTGCGCGAGGGGTTCATCCGCATCCTGCGTCCTGGAATCAATCTGGACGATGACGATCTCGATCTCGACCGCATCGACGTGGTGACCGCATCGGCCACCTCGCGTCTGGGCAATCCGATCTCTGATGCCGAGCAGGACGAGGCCGGCCTGTACACGAAGTCCAACGGCATGCTCGACGTGGCCGACACCCAACGCCGCGGCGCCGCCGGCATGGGCGGCAGAACGCACTTCTGGACCAACGCTTATGACCCCGGCGAGAACAGTTACGCGCAGCAGCAGTTCGAATCGGCCAGCAAGGACGTGTGGATCTTCTACCGCAACCCCGACCTGAACCCCGACCTTCGACACAAGGACGGCACACCATACAGCTTCAACAACCGGCGCGAACGCCGCAAGATCCTCGAATGGGTCTACGCCGGAAGCCCGTGGGTGCCTTTGGACTCCGTCGAAGCGGAGTCCGAGGCGCTCATGGAGAAGGATCCCGCACAGGCGGAACGCTTCTTCGGCAACCGAATGGTGCAGGGCGGCGGCGCATGGCTCGAGGATGGACTCTGGGAGAGCTGCTATGCAGGAACATGAGCTTTGGCTTGAGAACCCGCCGAAAGGCACTGAGGTGTGTCTCGGCTTCGACGGCTCCGAGAACGACGACTGGACATGCATCAAGGCCGAGACCCGTGAAGGTTTCATCTTCACGCCACGGTACGGCGAGGATCGCCGTCCGACGATTTGGAATCCTAAAACGTGGGGCGGCCGCATCCCGCGCAGCGAGGTCAATGCCGCCATGGACGAGCTCAACGACCGATACAAGGTGATCCGCGCCTATTGCGATCCCGGTTTCCGCGACGAGGTGTCGTGGGAATCTCAGATCGAGGCATGGGACTCCCAATACGGGCCGAAGAAATTCATCCCCTGGTCGATGAGCGGTTCGAGCCGCATCACCGCGGTCTGGGAGGCGTTGAAACGCTTCGAATCCGACCTGCAGCATCACGCGATCACGCAGGACGGCTGTCCGATCACCATCACGCACATGCGCAACGCAAGACGCTTCGCCAAGTCCGGCGAACGCTACGGGCTGGGCAAACCGAAGCAGACGCGGAAGATTGATGCGGCGGTGACGTGCGTGCTGGCGCACGAGGCGGCATGTGATGCACGTGCCGCCGGCTGGGGTAGGAAACGCAAGGCGTACTTGTTGACTGGTTCTACTACGAGGGGGTTCTAATGATTCGTACCGCCGATGATGTGAATCGCATGGCGAATCTTCTCGCCTTGAAGATCGAGAACCGTCGGCCGGACATCAGGAAGCATACGGATTATGTGCGCGGCAAGCGCGGCACACTGAAATTCGCGTCCGACGAATTCAAACGCTACATGGCGGACCGGTTCTCAGGTTTCGCCGACAACTGGTGCCTGCCGGTGGCGCAGGCGCCGGTCGAGCGCATCCATTTCAGAGGCTTTATCCCATACGACGACAGTGAGCTCGACTCGCATGTCATGCGCGTGTGGGAGCGGAATGACTGCGATCGCAAACTGCAGGAGACGGCTCTGATGATGACCACGACCGGACGTGCGTTTGGCCTGGTGACCTCGATGCCTGACGGCAGGGCGCGCATCAGCTTCGAACACCCCGACTCCGCAGCCGTCCATTACGACCCGCTCACTGGAGAGGTCGACGCCGGCCTCCTGGTCCGCTACGACGAGGAGCACGAATTCGGCACGCTGCTGCTGCCGGATCTGGTGTTCGACGTGGTGCGCGTGCGTGCAGGCGGGGACAACGAGCGGAACCGTCTGCCGCCCGGCGTTGAGGGCTGGCGGTTCGTTCCGGATTCGGCGCGCGCGAACCCGCTCGGACGAGTGCCATTGGTCGAATTCCGCAATCAGATGCTCCTGGACGACCTGCCGATCAGTGATGTGGAGCAGGTCGAATCGATGCAGGACGCCGTCAACGTCTGCTGGGCCTACACGCTCAACGCCCTGGACTTCGCGTCCATGCCGGCGAGGGTGATACTCGGCGGCGACTCCCTGTCCGAGCCGGTCTTCGACAAGGCGACCGGAGAGCAGGTCGGTGAGCGTCCTGTGAACCTCGACAAGCAGGTCATGGAGCGCATCATGCAGATCACCGGCGACAACGTGTCGATCGGCGAATGGACCGCCAGCAACCTGCAGGCTTTCCTGCCGATCATCCAGAAGGCCGTCGAGCACATCGCGGCCGAGACACGCACGCCCGGCCACTACCTGCTGACGAATGCGGAGGTGCCGGCCACCGGCTACGAGGTCGCCGAAGCCGGCCTCGTGTCGAAGACATTGGAGCGCATCAGCTTCATGCGTCAGCCGGTGCGCGAATTGTGCGTGATGGCCATGATGCTCGAGGACGATGAGGAATCAGCCCGCATCCTCGAGGATGCAAAAGTCGTGTTCGCTACACCGCAATACCGGTCCGAGGCCCTCATGGCCGACGCGATGCTCAAATACAAGAAGCTCGGATACCCGTTGCAGTGGATCGCCGAGCAGATGGGTCAGAGTCCGGAGGACATCAAGCGCATCATGCGCATGGTGGACGACGAGAATCACGATCCGGAGATGGCGGAGATAGCCCGCAGCCTGCAGGTCGGAGGTGCATCTGATGACGGTGACGCTGGAGAGCCTGTCGGACAGTCGGAACACTCTGGCCAGACTGTGCCTGCTGGCCGTGAGGGCGGCGGACAAAACGTGGAAGGGCGTGGATCCGAGGCGGGTGCGTGACAGCTGGAATCGGACAAACGCCGATTTCCTTACGCTCTTCGCCACACTGCAGACCCGCGCCGCGAGCGATGCGATGGACTCGTCCACGTTGATGCTCGCCGAACAGGGCGACTACGTGCGCCCTGACGGTATTGCGAATCCCCTCGCCTTCGGGACGGGTTTCGCACCGAGCGGCATCGACCTCGAATCATATTTCGATATCCCGGTGACGCGCACTTTGTCGGCCATCAAGTCAGGCATGGGCGAATCCGATGCCATGATGGCAGGTCGTGCTACGCTTCGCCAGATGGCCATGCAGGCCATCGAGGACACGTCAATCAGCGCGATGGGCGTCAGCATCACCCAGCGTTCCGGCGTCGGCTACGTGCGTGTCGAATCACCCGATTGTTGCCCACGATGCGCCATCCTCGCCGGAAAATACTTCCGGCACAACAACGACTTCCTTCGTCATCCGAAATGCCACGGTCGCACCATTCCCTGCAAAGGCAAGGAAAAGGCCGAGAAACAAGGCTGGATCACATCGCCGATGGACCGCTTCAACGGCATGAGCGAGGCGGAGCAGGACAGGGTCTTCGGACATGCCGACGCGCAGGCTATCAGGGACGGTGCCGACATCTACCAGGTCGTCAACGCGCATCGAGGCATGCGGCCAATCGGACGCGGCAACATCCGCATGACAACGTCCGAAGGCACCAGTCGATACGGCTGGAGCCGCATGATCCGAAAATACGAATATGGCCAGAAGCAACGGCGCAGGCTCACGCCGGAAGGCATCTACAGCTTCAACCTCCCGCGCGAGCAGACCATCGAACTTCTGAAGCGCGAGGGCTACATCCTGCCCGACAAATGGCGCGAGCAGGTGCCGGAGCTTCGCCGCAGCCAATGGCTGCACGACAACGGATACCGTCAGGGACGGCATGAGGACCTGACCGAGGCGCAGAAGCGTCTGCTCAATGCGCGGCTCCGCTACGAGGCCGCTTTGGACGGCCACAATCCCTATCGGCCAGGCAGTCCGGTCACGCCGGATGTGCTGGCGAAGGCCGAGAACTCGTATCGTCGCTGGCTTTCCAGCAACGGCGAAAAATACATCCAGTAAAAGGAAGGAAACATCATCATGTCCGATGGACAGCAGCAGGATCCGAACACCGGCGATCCGGGCGCGCAGGAGCCGCACGTCGACTGGCACGACAAGTTCCTCGGCCAGAAGAAGGTCAACAGCGACCTCGAGGCGAAGCTCAAGACCGCCTACGAGAAGGCCGACCGCGTGGACGACCTGGAGAAGCAGGTCGCCGACTGGGAGCAGCGTGGCAAGGAATTCGAATCCGCGCAGGCCACCATCGCCGGACTGCAGAAGCAGGTGCTCCAGGCGAACGTCACCGCCGCGGCCACCGGCAAGCTCATCAATCCGAGCGACGCATTGAAGCTCATCGATTTCTCCGACCTGGCCGCGGACGATCAGGGAGGATACGACCAGAAGGCGATTTCCAAGAAAATCGACGATCTGGTCACGGTACACCCGTATCTCGCGCAAGGCGGGAACAAGGCTGGTCTGACGGGAATCATCCCACCGTCAGGCGCCCGTGATGGCGATCATCAGGCGGGACAGCTTACCAGGGACGATCTGAAGAACATGACCCCGAAGCAGATCGAGGAGGCGCGCCGCAAGGGCCGTCTGGATGACCTGCTCGCAGGCCGCAGCAAGTAAGGAGGCCACCAGCAATGGCAATCACCAATTTCATCCCCGAGGTATGGTCCGCCGCCATCCTCGAAGCCCTGCGCGCGAAGCTCGTCTTCCCGAGCCTGTGCAACCGCGATTACGAGGGCGACATCCGTGAGGCCGGCGATACCGTGCACATCACCGGATACGACGACGTGACCGTGCGCAAGTACGTCCGCGGCCAGGCGATCACCGTCGACGATGTCAATGACAAGGAAGCAGCCGTTCTTGAAATCAATCAGTCCGACTATTTCGCCTTCAAGGTCAACGACCTCGACAAGGCTCAGGCCAAGGCGGACATGACTGGAAAGTTCACCAATTCCGCCGCCTACAACATGATGAAGAACGTGGAGAACTACATCTCTAATCTCATGGACACTGCCGTCAGCACGCCGGCGAAGACCGTGGACGTCGGCACCCCCGCCGACGCGTATCTCGCCGTCGTGGAAGCCGGACGGAAGCTTGATGTGCAGAGCGTGCCTGACGAGGGACGCTGGCTCGTCGTCAGCCCCGACTTCTACGCGCTCCTGCTGCAGGACTCCCGCTTCATCGAAGGCACAGAAGCGGGCCATAATACGCTGCTCAACGGCGTGGTCGGCCAGGTGCGCGGCTTCACTGTCGTGAAGTCCAACAATGTGCCGCACAAGTCCGCCAGCCCGGACACGCAGTCCATCCTCGCCGGCACCAACGCTGCCGTCACCTTCGCACAGCAGGTCAGCAACGTCGAGGCTATGCGCATGCAGACCGACTTCGCCGACATGGTGCGCGGCCTCGACCTGTACGGCGCCAAGGTCATCCGCCCCGAGTGCCTGACCAAGATTACCCTGAACCTCTCCACCACCACCGGTCGTTCCCTGCAGGATGCGCAGACCCCTGTCGTGAGCGGTACCACCGCAGACAGCGACGGTGAAGAGGATGCTGCTGCAGGCAAGAAGAGCGGCAAGTAGTCGAGTCCGATGATCGGAGGCTGAAATGACCGCACTGGCCACCTTGGACGACCTGAAACATAACGGCATCGAAGTGACCGATGAGCAGACGGCAACCAGTCTGCTCGACTCGGTCTCCGAAGCCGTCCGCTCGGCCGCCGGCTGTCCGATCACCCTCGGCGAACGGACCGTCGACATCCCCGGAGAACAGTCCAGGAAACTCGACCTGCCATGCAGGGCCGTCAGAAGCGTCTCCAAGGTGCTCATCGACGGCAAGACCGTCGACGACTGGCGGCTCCTCGGATCCGCACTCTACCGCGAAGAGCCGTGGAGCCCCTTCGGACGCATCCCGTCGGTCGTGACAGTCACCTTCACGGGTGGCTGGAATCCGATACCCGCCGATATCGTCAGACTGGTCTGCTCGTACGTCGCAGCCGGACTCCACCAGCTCGAGGACGGAGGCCCCGGCGCCCACGCCGGCGTCAGCTACGAACGTGTCGACGACGCACAGGTCGGATACGCGCAAGGCGATGCCGCCCAAATCGACGTGACCGAACTGCCGGAAGCGACCAAGCGCAGCCTGCGCAACCGCTTCGGCGCGAACGTCTCTTCGATAGGGGTGTTCCGATGAGAATCAGCGCATCATTCCGCTCCAAGGCCCGCCGTGACGCGGAAGACCTCATGACCGACCAGTGCACGGTAACCCGCCCAGGCGAGTCCACCACGGATCCGGACACGGGACTGCCGAACACCGACACGGAGCAGGTGTATGCGGGCAAGTGCAAGGTGCAGACCTCTGGTGGCCTTGCGTCCGAGAACGTGGAAGGCAGCGCGGCTCAGGCGATGGGCGCCGTCTCATTGGTCTGGTCGCTGTACATCCACTTCCCGTTCGGGACCAGCCTGCGCAACGGCGATCTTGTCACGGTCACGAAGTCGGCGAATCCGGAACTGGTGGGCCGTCGCTATCGCATGATTTCCCCCCAATCGGAGAAGTCGTGGGCGACGGCCTGCCGCTGGAACGTGAAGGAGGACGCATGAGCGTCACAAGCCTGTTCGACGCGTCCGAGCTGACCGCCTTCGCCGACAAGCTGCTCTCCAAAGGAGTCGCCCGCCGCGCGGCCATCACCATGGTCGTGAAGAAAGGTGCGCAGAACGTCAAAAACGACATTCGCGAAGACCTCTCCGGCTCAGGCAACAAGGCATTTCGACGCATCCCCATCACCTACGAGGTGAAGGAAGCGCCGGGACGCATCACAGCCGAGATCGGCCCGTCGAAGGGCGGCGCCGGCAGCCTCGCCAACATCGCGTTCTTCGGAACCGCTAAAGGTGGTGGAACGCACCGGTTCTACGAGCATGGCGAGGAAGAGCTTCCGAAGCTCGCGGAATATGTGGCTCGTGCCGCAGTGGAGGGATTCTAGTGCAGTCGATAATGACCTTGTCGAACACGATTCTCGACCATGTGCCGAAACCGGCTGAAGGTTGGAAGGTGTACCGGCAGACCGCGCCGAAACCGACCGACAAGCCACCGTGGATTATCGAGACCGTCACCACGAACGGCCACATAGTCGGGGAGACGCAACACGTGCATTGCGGCATCGGCACTCTGCTGGTGCGCATTGTGAGCACCACCACCGATTCCGTCAACGTGCTGGCCGATGACCTCATGATTCCAGCCTTGGCCGGCAAACGGTTCGTCGCGCAGGGCTTCGACACCGGATGTCTGACCCTGTTCTCCGATTCCGGCGCATATGCGGCCGGACTCACCGCAGAGGACACGAGCCTGCTCTATCAGGTGCGCCTATTGACTTTCAAATTCAACTGGTCACGCATGTGACCCAATATTTATAAGGAGGAGTCATGGTTTTGACTCTTGGAACTGAAGTTCCTTCCACACCGGCGGACGGTCTGGTCAACACGATCTGGGTGCCGTCCATCGCGAACATTCAGAAGCCGACCGCCGATGAGATCAACGCCGGAACCGACCTGTCCAATTACGTCACGCTTGGTGGATGGTCATGCTCGCCGTCGCAGGATTCCATTTCAGACCAGCGTGAGAACAGTGCGCAGGATTACGAGAATCCCGGACGCAAGAAGATCAGCGGCTCGAGCATCGAGGTCATCGACAATACGAACACGGAGCACTCCGCGCAGAACGTAGCCATGGAGACGCTTGACGAGGGTACGGAAGGATACTTCGTGCGCCGCTATGGCAAGAAGACGGATGAGACCTTTGTCGCCGGCGACATTGTGAACGTGTACGCGGTCCGTGTTGGCATGAGTGCCAAGGTGGCGATCGCCGCGAACAGCGTGCTGCGCAGTAAGGTCAATTTCTCCGTCCGCGCTCCAGGCTGGGCGGAGAACGTGAAGGTCGCCTGATTGATTCTTCCCGCATCGGACTTTCGTCCCTTTCGCCGGTGCGGGACCCTCTTTTTTCTTTTCCGGCAAAGGAACATGAATATTAGAGCGAAGGAACAACAATGCTTAAAGTCACCAGGCGCACGCGCGAGGTCGATATCATCCTCAACCAGCAGATCGCCGAGGACATCGCCAGATTGGGTGATGCGCTGGCCGAGGAGACCACGCGCGAACAAATCACGGAGGCTGGGACGAACCGGCAGGCGAAGGCTACCGCGCGGCGCATCGAAGAGCTGCGCGAACAGGCGGATGCGGAGACATTGAAGCTCACGTTGCGGGCATTGCCGGTGAGCAAGTGGGCGCAGGCATTGGCCGCGCACCGCAATGACAACGGCACGAACGACATGTTCGGCACCGCCGCCGCGGCATTGCCGCTCATGCTTGATTCCGCGACCATCGGCGGCAAGCCGGTGTCCGACGAGGACAAGACCGAACAGGCGTGGCGCAGTCTGTTCGACGAACTCACCGATGGCCAGTTCACGCCGATCTGGCAGGCCATCGCCGAACTGAACGGCACCGCAGCGGACCCAAAAGCGGCATTCGACCTCGCCTCGCAGGTTCTCCGCAACTAGTCGAGGACCTTAAGATCTGCCGCCAGCTCGGCATCAGCTATAAGCGTTTCATGGGCTGGCGCGCGAGTAAGGGCGATGAGGTCGAATGGGATGAGACGGAACGCAATTGGATGCGCTCGTTGGCTGAATACGAACGGTCATTATGCCCCATGTGCGGTTTGCCTCGCACGATCTGCCAAGACCCGAAGGGCGAACTTACATTGCATGCCGAAACCAGCGTCTGCTGGGCCACTGCGCACATGCAGCAGGCCATGAAACGGTGGACGGAGGCCAACGGCAGGGACAATCCGGCCGCGAACGCCTTGGTGGCGCATTTGACCTGATTTTTGGAGGATGCTTTGGCGGAGAACAAGAACATCGTCATCCGGTTGATGGCGGACACAGCCTCATATGAGGCGGCGATGACCCGCGCCGGAAGCACCGCGAGAACGGTTGCTTCGGGCATGGAGAACACCGGCCGCAAGTCCGCGCTTATCGCCAGCGGCATGACCGCAGCAGGTTTGGCCGTGGCCGCGTTCGGCGTGGCTGCAGTCAAGATGGCCGCAGACTTCGACCAGCAGATGAGCACCGTCCAGGCGAACACCGGCGCGACCAGCGCCCAAATGGACCAGCTGCGTGCCGCCGCCATCGAAGCCGGAGCTTCCACGGTTTATTCCGCTTCGGATTCCGCCGACGCGATCAATGATCTCGGCAAGGCCGGCATGAGCGTCACGGACATCCTCACAGGCGGATTGACCGGAGCGTTGAATCTGGCCGCCTCGGACGGCATGGCGGTAGGCGATGCGGCCGAATACATGGCCAACGCGCTCTCCATGTTCCACTTGAAGGGCTCACAGGCTTCTCAGGTCGCCGACACGCTCGCGGCCGGCGCGGGCAAGGCGGTCGGCAACGTGTCCGATTTCGGCGAAGCGCTGAACAACTGCGGCGCCCAGGCCAACAGCTTCGGCGTGAACATCCAGGAGACCACCGGCGTGCTCGCCCTGTTCGCGCAGAACGGCACCATCGGCGCTGAGGCCGGCACCCAGTTGAACAGCATGCTGATGAAGCTGGCCGCACCGAGCACCGAAGCGTCCAACACGATGAAGGAACTCGGCATCAGCGCGTATGACGCTCAAGGCCATTTCGTCGGCATGGCGAAGTTCGCCGGGCAATTGCAGAAGGCTGAGAAGAACCTGACCGACGAGCAGCGCAACCAGGCGAACGCGACCATCTTCGGCAGCTATGCCATCAAGGCTGCGAATTATCTTTACGAGGCGGGCGAGTCCGGTGTCAACAAGTGGACGAAGGCCGTATCCGAAAGCGGTTACGCCTCTGATCAGGCGGCTGCGAAGAACAACAATCTCAAAGGTGATCTGGAGAATCTAAGTGGCTCCATGGAATCCTTGATGATTTCCGTCGGCGAGGGCGCTCAAGGCCCGTTACGCAAGATGGTCCAAGGGTTGGATACGCTGGTTGACGCGTTCGCCGGTTTGCCGTCCGGAGCGCAGCAGACCCTCGTGGTCATGGCATCATTGGCCGGCGTGTTCGGCGCGGTGCACAAGGCCGCAGGCAATCTCAACGGCAGTACAAGCACCATGGCCAACAACATCGGCCTGGCCATCGACCCGATCCAGCGCGTCAAGACCGCTCTCAGCTCCGCCAAGACCGCGTTCGAAATGTTCCGCGCGAGCGGCATGAGCGCGCAGGAGCAATTGGAGACGTTCGGCACGAGCGCCGGCCGCGCCGAATTGAAGACCGCGGGATTCAAGACGGTCGGCAGCAGCGTCATGAGCCTGCTCGGCGGACCGTGGGGCATCGCCCTCACCGTCGCCGGAGTGGCGCTCACCAGGTTCATAGAGCGTCAGCAGAAGGCCAAGGAGGCCACCGAACAGCTCCAGTCCACCCTCGAATCCGGCGGCGACATCAGCTCCACCATCGCCGACTCGTATCAGAAGATGAATTTCGCCGGCGCGAGCATGACCCACTGGATGTCCGAAGCGAAGGTCAGCCTGACCGACATGACCAGCGCCGCCATGGGCAACAAAACCGCGACCGACAAGGTGAACGCCGCCCTGAAGGAATACGGCAGGCAGGGCCATTCGCAGATCGCCGTAGCCCAGAAGATGCGCGACAGCATCAAGGACGAGGCCAAGGCATACGCCGAAGCCAAAGAGCAGGCCGGCCAGAAGGCGAAGGCTTCGAAGAACGCCGTGGACGCCGACGGTAAATCCGCCAGCGCGGCGAAGCAGGCGGCCAACGCGAACAAGGAGCTCGGCAATTCGGCATCGGATGCGAGCAGCCAGATCGACGATCTGGTCAAAAGCCTTTTCGGTCTGGAGTCAGGCAATCTGACCGCCGACCAGGCGGTGGACCAACTAAACCAGAAGATCGGCGAGCTGACCGACACTTGCAAGGACAACGGCACCGTCTTCAACGCCAATGGCGACCTCTTGGATCGCTTTTCCGAGAAGGGCACCAAGACCAAGCAGGCTTTGGAGGACATTGCCAGCAGTGCCCAGAACGCTGCGGAGAAGATTCTTAAGCAGGGTGAGAGCACCGGTTTTAGCAGCGGTGAGATCGAACGTGCGAACGGCGTGCTGCAGGATGCACGTGACGCGATCATCAGGCAGGCCGAAGCCTCGGGTATGAGCGAACAGGCCGCCAACGCTTTGGCGGATCGGTGGGGTCTGAGTTCTGACAGCATCAAGGCTTCCATCGACAACATCAAGAAGACCGCCGACAACAACAAGGCGAAGCTTGACGTTGACGATTCCAAGGCCAAGTCGAAGACCAAAGGCGCGGAAACCAACCTTGACAAATTCAATAAGAAGATAGCGAAGGCCAAGCTCGACGCCGACGACAAGAAGGCCACGGCCAGCGCCAAGAAGGCGCAGAAGATGATGGACGACTTCAACAGGAAGCACGTCAACGCCATCATCGACGCGACCGACAAGGCATCCAAGAAGGCGAACACCGCTTCCAAGAACATCGGAAAGCTCAACGGAAAGAAAGCCACAGCCAGACTCGACGCGAAGGACAACGCCTCGCCGAAGGTAGACAAGGCCAACGCGAAGAAACTGTCAAACAAGCGCAACACCTTGGACTCCACCGACAGGGCAACGCCGAAGACGAACGCCGCGAACGCGAAGAGGCTCAACAACAAGAAAAACACCCTCGATTCGACCGACAAGGCCGGACCGAAGGTAGACGCCGTCAACCGCAAGAAGCTGAACGACAAGAAGAGCACCGCATCGGTCAACGACCAGGCGACTCCGGTGCTCCGCTCCATCAACAACTTCAAGATCGCGGACAAGAGCTTCACCGTCGTGGAGAAGACGAAGAGGGAGGGTGGCTACACCGGTGGAATGTTCACTGATGGCCACTTCCAGAAATTCGCAGGCGGCGGCATGTTCTCCGGCTACGTGGACCCCGCGTGGGCGCCCGGCAATTCGCTCAGCGACAGTGTGTACTTGCTCAACGCCCGCCTCGCCGCGGGGGAGTACACGCACAATGCTGCGGCCACGGCCTATTACGGCGTGGAGAACATGCGCCTGTTGAACGAGCGGAAGATTCCACGCGAAGTGTTTGCCACAGCCAATCAGATGACAGGCAATCAGGTCAGCATACAGGTTGATACCGCTTCCGTGGTGGCGGCGATAACCAGCCTGCACAACGATCTTGGCGCGATCATCAGCGCCGCGTCCGATGATTCGACGGTCGGCGACCGTGACTTGGGGAGGTTGATCCGCAAATATGCGCGAGCTTAAATACACGTCGCATGATGGCACGGTCATCGACCTCAACACCGATGACCTGTGGGTGGCTGACCTGCAGGAAATGCGCGGATACGCATGGACGTACACGCTGGCCACTCGCGGCATCAAATCGGTGAGCAGAAACGCTTCGACGGCGAAAATGACCGTCCGCACCACGGATCCGTCAAGATTGGACATGGTGCAGACGGCTTTCGACTCGGACGTGCAGGCAGTCCGGCCTGGCACGTTGACGGTCGATGGCGAATGGACGCAACAAGCTTATGTCGTCGGTTCTTCGCTCGGTCTCGTGCCATGGCCGGAATACGCGCAGACTGATTACACGGTCGTGTTGTGCGATGGCGTCTGGCGTCGCGCGCTGCCGGTGCAGCATTTCTTTCCGATGACGGCAGGCGCCGGTTCGCAGATTGACCTTCCGCTGGACTTGCCGACCGATTTGGCTCCGTCGAGAATCGCTTTGACGGTGCATAATCCGACCGGCAAGGCCGCTGAGTTCACTGCGGTCATTTTCGGCCCTTGCGTCAACCCGTCTTTCCAGATTGGCGGCAACACTTACTCGGTTGACGTGACAGTGCCGGAAGGCGGTCATATGTCACTGTCGGCCACCGGATTGCGGAAGACGATAACGGTGACAGCTGAAAACGGCGACGTTTCGGATGTTTTTGACAAGGGCGTTCGCGGCAACGGCAGTGGAAGCGGCTCATATGTTTTCGAGCCGATACCGGCCGGAGATTCGCTGTTGACGGTTTCCGGCAATTATGGCATCGATTTGACCATGTTTGACGTTTCTGGAGGTGTGCCTTGGCTGACGTTATCCTCGCCGACGGCAATCTAACGCCACATGCGAGCGTATCGCAGGCGACGCTGGACTGGGCTTGCGGCACGGACGAAAACGATTTCGAGCTGACCATCGAAGATCCGTCTGCGCCGGAAATTGAACGTGGCTGGTATTTCTGGATTGACGGCAGTGACGTGGGCGGCCGGATCGTCGACCGTCGTGTGGCTGTTTCCGGTGGCGTGTCCACGACCACGTGGATCGGCCAATCGTGGACTGGCATGTTGGCGGCGAAGATATTGCAGCCGGACGCGAATCAGGATTACCTGACCGTCTCCGGCAAGCTGCCTGACATCCTCAAAAACCTTTTGAAGCGCATCGGTTTGGATTCGGTGTTCACTGTCGATTCCTCCGATGCTTCCACTTTGTCGAATTGGATGTTCCAGAATCCACGTTATGTGGACGCCTACACCGGCTTGCGCACATTGCTTGCATCATGTGGCCGCAGGCTTGATTTCAAAACGTCCGGCAATAAGATCCTGCTTGGTATCGTGCCGGTGCAGACCATCACGAACACGATCGATTCCGATTTGGTGGATTTCAAGGCCGAGACCAACCGTCGCGCGGTGAATCATCTCATCGGCCTTGGCTCGCAGGAGCTCAAGAACCGTCTGGTGGTTAATTATTTCGCGGATGCAACCGGCGTGGTGAGTCAGACGCAGACGCTCGTTGGCGCCGATGAGGTATGCGCCACATACGACTATTCCAACGCGGATTTGTCCACGCTGCAATCCGAGACGAAGAAGCATTTGCAGGAATTGCAGACCGGTGGGTCGGTCGAGGTGACGTTGTCCGATGAGGTCGGAGACGGTCTGCGTGTGGATGACAAGATTGTTGCGACGGATCAGACTTCCGGCGTCAACGTCACCGCCGTGGTGACGAAACGGATCGTGAAAATCGATTCCGGGATTTTGACTTCGACTTTCGAGGTCGGACTGCCGGTGCAGTCGGCGAACGCTAACTATTCCGGTTCTTCCTCTTCGTCTTCCGGTGGTTCGGCTGGCGGTGGCGTGTCTTTGACGGCTGGCCGTGGCCTGTCGATTTCAGGCGGCACGATCAACGCGGAGGTCGCTTCCGAGGATTTGGATTCCGTCAGGCAGGTCGCCGAGTCTGCGAACAGGACGGCTTCCGGTTTCGCGGCGCAGATCGGCAAGGCGAATCAGACCGCCGAGGATGCGAAGAACGTCGCCGATACGGCCAAGACCGTGGCCGACAGTGCCAAGTCGGGCATGATGACCGATGGTGAACGGTCGAAGCTCGCTTCGGTCGAACGGGGCGCGAACGCCTACACTCTGCCGGAGGCGTCCACGGACGTGTTGGGTGGCGTGAGGGTGGATGGTTCCTCGATCGTGAGCGTTGACGGTGTCATCAGCGCGCATGTCGGCGACGGCGGTTCCGGGCGGATCGTGTTTCCGATCGGATACGTGGTCCAGAACACGACTGGTGTTGACCCTTCCGTGGATTTCGGCGGCACGTGGAGGCAGTTGCCTTCGCTTGGCTGTTTTACGTTTGAAAGGATAGGCTAGTGAAATCTGACGGTTACTCGAAGTACGTGTGCGACAAGTGCGGCAAGACCGCTTATGTCGCAGCTGGCGATACGGAGGCGCGGGAATGGTTCACCGTGCGCCGCTATTCGGCTGGCAAGGCAACCCGCATCGCGGATGATGTGGCGCCCGACATCTACGAACTGTGTTCCCAATGCAATGCGTCTTTCATGACGTTCATGCAGGAGAATGATGAAGCGTTTGAAGCATGGTTGAAGGAGGTTGAACAGTGACCATCGAACTGGTTGACGGCAAGGCCGGAGTTGCACACATCTCAAGCGAGGACAAGGCGATCATCCATCAGGCCAAGTTCTCGAAGTCTGACGTGGTGTTCGACTGGGGCGACGCGTTCAAATGCTCGATGAGTTCGTCCAACAGGGCGACGATCGGCACCGGCTGCGCGTCGATCCAGGGTTTGGACTGGCATATCACGGCGGCGGAATCGGTGACGATCTCCAACGGGTCGCAGGGCATGAAACGCAACGACATCATCTGCGCACACTACCATCGAGATTCCAAGACCGGTAATGAGAATGTGGAATTGACCGTGTTGAAGGGTTCGCCGAATGCGACTGCCGCCGCTGACCCGGCAATTCCGTCGGGGAAGATATTGTCCGGCGCGGTTGACGCATACATGCCTCTCTGGCGTATCCCGCTTGACGGCATCACGGTCGGCACGCCGGTGCGCCTGTTCACGCCGAGGGGGGCTTTGTGGGATTCCGTAACCCTGTACCAGGATTCCAATTGGATCATCATGCGTAACGGCAGGATG